TTTACGGCATATTTACATATTTCGTTCTTTTAATACTATAAAAGACTTATTAGCATCTGAGCGCTAGCCGCTCGGAAGATTATTAGATCAATACTCCCGATTTAAAATATATCTTGTTTTAGAACCCTAAACGTTCTATCTGTATTTAACGTTAGAGGATTTGTGTAGAAATCCCCAACGTTTGTATCATTGACGATATGTTCCTCTATCAGGAACTTCACGTCACGTGGCCTTAGTATCATTGCGCCGGTCTCCATGAACTCTCGAAACAGATTCATAATTCTCGTATCGACCAAAACCAGCGTCCTCTCGAGCATTTCTTCGTTCACATGCGCAGCTACGTAGCCATTGCACTTTAGTATTTGTTTTAATAGGCCCTTTCTTTGGTCTCGGTTAGTAAACGCATAAATTTGAGAAAGGAATCTCATTAAAGGTGAAACCACAAATATATCAGTGCTAAAGTTCGCCAGCAGTGCGAGATAAGAAGATAACTCGCTATATATATCAACAATGTCCTTAACGCTAAATTCCACCACTATTACTTTCAGCAAGCTTTCTATCATGTCTCTGTTGAACTTCAGTTCGTGAAAGACTTGCATGACAGTCCATAGTCTGTGCAAGTAGACTTCTTCAGGACTTAGCGACAGTATTACTGTTCTCAAGCTCGAATGTAATTGATTTATTAGATTCGCAGCTTGATACTTCGATCTCAAATTCATTACCGATCTCAATGCCCCTATGATCCACTCCACCTTCTCGTAGGCATGAACAAGTTGTGCCTTACTCGCTCTAACGGCTTCGGTTGGATTGGTGAGTTCGTTATGTTGGTCGTACTTAGGTACTCTATCGTACAATGAGTATCCGTACCTTGCGAAGTAAATTGAGCTTGAAAAAGGATTCATTTTGCGTTTGTGAAAAGTTTAAAAGTAAAAATAGATGCGAATAAAAGTTCAATAACAATATAATAAAATTTAGACGCGCTCAGCTAGTCTATAGGTATACTCAAGTGTGATGCAAGTATGGCTTCTTTACACTTATATGAGACGTATGCGTCGATTGCAGCGTATTTAATTTGTTCAAAAGATAACATATGTTTCTCCCAATTACTTAGAGTTACGTTAATATCTTTGGACAAGTGAGTGCCCATAAATTGTTCTGTCAGCGTCTTTAGACCCGATTTCAAGTACCTATCGTCACAACACGTTCTTGCTGCCAAATCTCTCGTGTCTATTGTTCTTCCTTTAAACTGAACACCGTAATCGTCTCTGAGTTTTCTGAGATCTTCATTCACTTCTACTCCCGTAAACTCGACTTCGTTAGATTCCAACATCTTAACAAACGAAGTTGATAATACCTTTGCGTGAGACAGTTGATAGATTAGCACAGTGTCCTCAAAGCACAATTGTACTATCGCTAACCTTCGTCGCTTTCGGTCATGCAAACACCATTCCGTATCCAAGCCCAAGCAAAGTGATTTATTAATGACTACTGCCTTGTTTTTAACGTTATCGAGCCATTCATCCACGCACTCAGGATTGGCAGTAATCGTGACGTTCAATCGAGCGAACGCGTATGTTACCTCATAAGATAGCACCGATTTAGAAGGAAGAAAGAAGACGTCCTTAGTTAAGAAATTATCCATGTTTGTTCTAAACGTCGCGCGCTCTGTAGTTAGCGATACAGATTTCTATAAATAAACGATTTCCTCTTTCTTTCAGCATGTTTATCATATGCCTTCTTCAATTTCTCTTCATGTTCTTTCTTCAGCTTCTTTAATTCCAGGTCGTACTCGTTAATAATATTCATTCTTCTTTCATATTCGTATCTAGTTTCCCTAGTTTTCATTTGGCTTAATTCCGTAGCATGATCATTCCAGACTTCGAGTAATTTATTGTCTCGTTCTCGTCGTGGATCGAAATAATCGTAATTGTGATAGTTGCTTGAATCAAGGCGTCTGTAACCACCGTAGTCTGCGCCATTATAGTTAACTATAGTTGGTTCGCCGTAGTTACCGCGTCTGCGATTCAACTCAAGGTAATCTCTCTCGTAGTCAGAGATTATGTTTCCCATATGCTTAAGTGACATTCAACTCGATAGCTGCGTCCAGAATATCTTTACCTTTATCTTTTTCACGAAACTTTCTTAACTCGTCTAAAGTCTCCGACAAAGACGATATTATGGACTCATTATCCACGTTTATTCTAGTTACCTTTAAAACATTTTTGTTTGTCTTCGCGCCTAGCAGCGCTGAAGTAACTTCGTCACTACCCTGCCTGGTATCATGACTGAGAGTGGTTATATTCTCGGCACCAGCTACGGGTTGCGTGTTACATGTTGCGAAGTAATTTCTAGGTTCCTTAATATATACAACTACTATCTTTTTGTCGTCACTACTGACCTCTTGTATTCCCACGGCTACTATAACATTTACTTTGTAATCTATCCAAGACTTCGTCAGGTGTTTTCCTACCTCTTCATCCACTATGAGCGTGTAGAATTTTTCCATCAAATTGCTCGTGTACCCAAGTTTTGTTTTTCCCTTACACATCGCGCTATACTTAAGTATAGATGACAATACACTTATTTTTCCGTCACAAATGAAATCGGTATCTTCGTAGCAGTCTTCTGTCCTGTCGCTTAATCTGTATATAGTTTTTAGCGATAAGAAACCAGATTCAGCGCGTATTAGCAACGCCGAAGGTAAACGATCCATCTAATGTGACTCTTTCTAGTATTATGTTCCCAGTTGAACTGTCGTACTGCCCGGGTTGTGAATTTACTATCACGTTATATCCCTCGTACTCTATTTTTCTTACTTCTAAAGTATCTGAACTTTCTAGTATCTCAGATGCTACTATTATTTTATTTAAATTTTTAAACAAGGTTATTATCCACAGTAACATAACGGCGATGGCCATTATTGATGCCACTACTCCGTCCAAAATTCGGGATATTTCTCCATAGGATGCTATCACCACGACACATGAAGAGTTTACAAACACATCGACTAAATGGTCTTGAGCCATAAGTCTGACATCTTCTAGTCTTGACGTACACATCGCTAGATATAAGGAGAGCTTCACTACTACTATAGCTAACGTACCTATTAAACTAATAATCCACACTTTATCCTTTGAAGTTAGCCCGTCGAGACCCGTTTTGTATACTATACTTTGTAAGCTTAGGAACAAGAAGAATACACAACCCACTATGAACATTATACTACTACAAATCGAGTTTAGCGCGTGAACAGGACCAGTTCCGAGTATCAACGTTTTTCGTCTATGATTATTATAAACGTATCGCGTTATTAAGGCGTAGCTTATACCTCCGCTCATTAAATCTATTAACGAATCATACGCAGTTACTAAAACGGTCTTGCTTCCGGAGGCTATGGATATATACACCTTCAACACTAGGATCAACAAGTTTATAACGTTTGTAATTACGATTAGAGGAGACACGCTGTTTCCACGCCTATCGTTGATCCTAGCTCTGTCTGGAGTTAGCGCCATAGTAATTCGTCGGTATTGTGCAAATTCCTATCACTCGTATCTCTCGTGACGTTCTCAATAGCAAATCTTCTAGTCTTTGTATGTACTACGCGCTCCGTCGGAGAAGTAAATCTATTATCTAATATAAGAAAGTCAAAACTTAAATACGAGTACTTCGAAGGAGTACCGTGCCGTGCCGCTAGTGCGTTGTTGACAGTACATACTCCGTTTCTTATAAGGTTTATTGCTGTTGTCGAGTAGTACCTTAGATACTTCCTTAATGGATTTAAGTACGGTATTTCGAATGGCTTAAAACAGTAACTTATTATATCCAAATAATCCAGTTCTTTGAGCCTACCGTTACTGCCTATACTGAACAATACGCTCATCTTTCTTTGCGTCTTCATGCCCCAAACAGTCGAATAGATCAGAGCGCACTGGATTAATGCTATCAAATAGCAATTCAGAGTTTCTTGCGTTAAAGGCTCACCTTGATCCACTATGTACTTTCTAATTAAAATGTTGACTTTTAGAGCGTCATCTTTGTCCATGAGCTGCGGTAGACCCGGCTTTACTATGCTGACATTTAGCGGTGGCTTCGAAGATAAAACCGTTACTATCTCACCTCCTGTTATTAAATCATCTACCGACCTCGTTTCTTCGAAGTCTTCCAGAAACTCCAACAACGGTTTATCTTTTGACGTCGCAGGTTTACCCTCGTCGGCGTATCCTTCTTTTATTGCGCCTTCCATCTTGAAGTCTCCGCGATGTATCACTCGCTCGCTATCTTTAGTAGGTGATTTTGATTCACGTGGTGCAGGCGTCTCTTTCGTCTTCACGCTCGACTCTAAGTTTTCCAAATCGCTTCCACCCCCTTTTGAATCGTCAGCCGTCGTCGCTAGCGCTGGTTCTTGTCTTTCTTCTATGAGGTCCGTTTTAAATTCAGAACTCAATGTGTTTAAATCAGACTGTCTCAACATCAAATTTTCTTTGGTCGGACCTACCAATACTACATTACCGTGTACCACGTTATCATCTACCGTCACGAAAGAGGTAAAGGCCAATTCTCTGTTTTCGTTAATTATACGTTTGTAGTTATCGTTAACGTAAGGGACCGTTCTTCTTATGCCCGTAACAACATGAAGAATCTTAGTTGAGTACAAACTAGGCGCGCGTAACGACATTATCCTATTACCTGATTGAGAAACAAAAATCGTAGCTCCTGACCTTTGAATTCTTATATCTAACGATGATTGCCTAAAATTGCCGTTGTCTCTTAAATTAGGTAGAGTCTGCACGCACGTATCGTCCATTAACACATATCCAACGTAATAATTCCCCGAGTACGGCCCACCAGTCAAAACTTCAAAGGTTACGTCCGTAGTTTTGCTTATGTTCGTTAAACTAATTCTTAAGAAATGAACCTCATCTTTGTTTGTAGCGTCCAGTCTACTCCTGTTCACGTCGCTCCTTATTGACGCTGAATACTCGAAGTTGCCATAATTTAAACATCGAACAAGTCTAATTACGTCTGTAGATACTCTAGAAGGTGGTAGATCATTTTCGGTAATCTCACCGTTTAACAGTCTATTGTATAAAGTGATTGAGTCGTTGTTTAATACGGATAAGTCGAGGTGTGCTTCCCTATCGGATGCCATATGTTAACCTAAATTTGTTGGACGCTGCCTAGCTCGATCGTGTTGTGTATCTCCTGCTGATTACTCTTCTGCTTTCTAGAAAACGCTACCTTCTGCGCTAATTGCCATGCAAGAGCACTGTTTCCTGTCATAAAGTCGTAACTGGGCCTCAAGAAATCGAATGAATATGGTAAAAACTTCTTAGTCACACCATGCTGCATAGCCACCTTTTCATTAGGTGCCAGTTTGCCGTTAATGAGTGCTTGGACTGTAGTAGCCGAAAATAGTCTTAAGTATTGTCGCATCGGATTCTCGTAACCCTTCGGATCGAGTGTTTTGTATAAGCCCGTCCTAACATCTACGTATCCCAATCTGTCACTTCTTGGTGTTGCTAAGACCACGACTTGTGTAGACTTTGGTGTTGCTTCCCTTACTGTCGAATATGTCAGCGCTAATTGAAGTACACCTAATAAGAAAGGAGTAAGTACTTCTGTGCCATCAGAACCAGTTACCCTATGACACACTTCCCGTAAGCTATTTGAAGCAGCGATAGCGTCTTCCGAAGCTACTAGACCAGGGTAGTTGGAAACTGTCATAGAAGGAGCACCTAAGGTCACCAGATCCAATACCTTGCTTATATTTGGAGAATTGAATATGTCTGAAATGTCTGTTGTGGTCGTTAGTCCTGTCGTAGACGCTGAAATGCTCGCGTTCACGTTAACTACGTAAGCATCCGTTGGTGCCAATGGTAAGTTAGAGTCTGCTACTGTAGCTTGTCTGACTTGTCTCCAGCCGCTGACGAGAGTTACAACTACGTCGCTGGGTGTCCTGTATTCGGCAGGTTGACCGGCTACGGGAGCAACTCTCGATATTACATAGCCTTGAACTCTATCTCCCGGTGTTGGTTCATTTCTGTCCGGTACCTCCACGACCCTTCTGACGTATGCAATCGTCGGTAGTTCTGGTAAATTCGCGTCTTCGGCCGTTAGCGCCCCCGCGTCTGTAAAGCCCGTTTGCAAAACTACGTCTATGTCTTGTGGTGTCCTAAAAGTATTACTCTCGCCAGTGATTGGAGTAGCGCGTACCACTCTTCTATTTCTAATGTAAGTTGCCATCTCCAGTAATGAGAAAACGTTTATTTAATCAAAAGAAGAATACTTGGACGACTTACCAACTCTGTCAGTAGGTCAATATGTTTCCTCTTGAGGTCCTTTTATTATTTCTTATAAAATCTGAAATCATGCAAACGGCCACGTACTCCTCATACGTCAATAGTTCGGGACTCACATACGTGACTACATCATAGCAAAGATATTGTGGTACGTCCACAAACCTATCCCAATTGTTAGTATTGATATCGTTCATTTTCCTGATGTAAAAAGTGACACTTGAGTAGTACCTTGCCCATAATCTTACCGCGTTTAACCCTCTATATTGCGTGTTGATCATTCTAGTCAATTTGTCTGGTGATATTTTTACGAAGTAACCATTGATTAGTATTTCCCATTGAATTAAATGAGGGTGTACTCGTCTGTAGTTAGTTCCATGTATAGATAGATATAATAAATAACAACAGATCACGTAGAACCTCGGTGCTTCGTAGTCACCAAATTCAGACTTCCATTCGTTCAATATTAATACGTTTATTTCATCTACAAGTTCCTTAGTTGATATTAATTTGCTTTTTCCTTTATCAGTTTCTAACCTGTCTTCAAAAAATGCTTCTATACTGTGTAATTTGTCGGATTTGAGTATCATCATCTTCCCGCGTATGTACTTACTCGTGTGCGTTTGTTCATGACCGAACCAAAAATGTAAACGATTACGAACCTTGTTAGCCGAACGTAAGTACCATAAATAACGGTCTTCGTAATCGTACTTTCTCGGCTTTAAGTCCGCCATCGTAACTATCAACCAGTCGTTAAGGTCTGTGGCCAAAACTTTTCCGATTTTTACGTCGAAAATGCTGGATATGTTATTCGAGAACGGTTTTATCGGTAAGAACTTAGCCGATGTCGCAGAATCGGACAACTTTCTTTCGCTTTCAACCATACTGGTTAGAAAATCCTTCACGAAGAGAGGCATAGGCTTCTGTAGCAATTCTGCCGCTTCGTTTGCAGCTTTTGACTCCACGATAGGTATGCTCGCGGTTGAAGAAAAATCTCCGTCCGTCGGCACCCTACGTAGGTAACATCCAACCAAAACGTAAAATTTTTTGTACACCTCGTGCTTATTAGCAGCTATATTTCTACACTGTTCTATCTCATTTTGGTTTAGTTGTGGATATTGGGTTTCTAAATGGGTCACATCGTTGCCCAAATTGGAGTTTACCCAACTTAAATAGAACCCGGAATTAGCAAAGTTCCTAAGTGTTCTGTCAGCAGAATATATTGTGTTTTCCAATGCACCTAGAACGTATAGTATGGTTCCTCCCAATATCTCTCTATTTGTTAAGGTACCGGTATACACTATTAAACCATTAATTATATTGGTTATAGTTAACCTTCCAGCTCCCTTCATGACAATGTTCACTGGAAAACCCGAGTCAAATAGTATAATCTCTCTTGCTCTAGCCAGCACGTGATCGAACAAGGATCTCGAACCCTTACGTCCATAAAAATAGATCAAAACTTCGTCGGCGTACTCGCCATACTGAAGTATAGGCATTTTATAACTTATGTAGAATTAAGTTTTTCGCCGAATCTCCGTAATAGGCTTCTACTTCTTCTGTAGTAAACTGCAGGCCCGACAACTCAGATAGGATGGCAGTGTATAATTTTAAGAATCTTGGTAAACTTTCGGCTAACTCATCTAAATAGTCGAACTCCATATATCTTTCCATTGGAGGTACTGGTGTCATCACGTTCGTTATTCGCCTACCATTTACAGAGAGGTTTATTCTACCGTCAACGGTAATTTCGTATCTAACCACATCTTCACTCTGGGCTGTATTCGGCCTGTAATCCGTTCCTTTATATGTTAACTCACTTAACCAAGTCCTGATGTGTTCGCCTTCAAAGAGCCCATATTGCATTTCTGAGCCAGATATTGTGTACGACACGCTCGTTGAATTAGGTACTATACTTCCCTTTTGAAATATTACTTTTGGTATATAACCCCCGAGTTCGTCGCAAAGTGCGTGAGTAAGAGTGTCTATAAGACGCAATTCAGACTTACCTGAAAGTATGTCGCAATATACTTTCGCGCCTAACGCTACGGAAACTCTAAAATCTTGTTGGTTGAATATTATATCCTTTACCTCGCGAGTGAGCCTAAGCCTTTTCTCTATGCCCGGTAGAGCGCTACTTCCACCTGTCAGTATCACGACGCAACTAGGCCCGCCGAGTTCAGATAAAGCCTTTTCGAAAAGTTGAGCCGCTCTGTCTACGTACGGGCTCGCTATCTCTTCTAACTCAGAGTAAGAGAACTTAAATGTTCTGGCGGATGCATCAACTTCAACCACGTGATCTTCCAAATTTTTGTCTTTTGAAAGTTCCTCTTTAATTCCTTGGACCGCTACAGTAATACTTTCGGGAGCGACCGAACCTAACTTAGAAGCTATTCTTTCTGCTATAGATCTGTCAACGTCCCTACCACCCAGGTGGTTATCGCCTATTGAGTACACAACTACGAATATATTATTTCTCCTCACTATGATCGAGATATCGAACGTCCCGCCTCCAAAATCGAAGACACCTATTACATCGTGTTTCGTTTCGGAACGCGCCAAGTTATATATCGCTGCCGCCGTAGGTTCGTTCACCAAGGCTCTCACCGTCCTACCCAAAGAATTTGTGGCTATAGATAAGTAATTTCTCTTAAGCGAATTATAGTCTGCGGGCACTGAACATACCAAACCAGCTACTACCCTACCGGTGAATCTCTCGGTTTCAATTATTAATGCTCGTATAAATAAATAGATTAAGGTGGTAACACCTATCGTCACGTCCTCACCCGACCCTAATCCTCCAATTCTGACGTCGTAGTCACCTAGTGCTTCTACGGTGTATTCGTTTCGTAATTTCCTTCTAAACTCATTTAGATTGGACTTCGTGGCGCCTACCCACCGTTTCAGGTTGATGTACAATCTACCCGTCTTTCTCTTACTCATACTGATGGCTACATTTCCTATATAATAACCCTTCGCTCCCTGTTCAATAAACACTACCGTTGGCACGAAAACGCTTCCGGCTATCGGTACACAACCCGAAATACCCTCTCCGCTAAATGCCACTGTGGAATAAGTCGTCCCAAAATCGACACCGCACTCCATCGTACCGCGTTCACACCACGCGACGAAACTGTTCTGATTCTGAAGGACGCTTTTTGAAAAATATCTTTTTAACAACAATTATATAGAAGAAACCAAGTATTACACAAATACACAAAGCAACGAATGATAGCGTAAGTAGATTGTTTAAGAATTCCTGCGGAAACATAGCTATTTTGCCTGACGGGAGACTCTGTACCATGGTTCGAAAAAATCACTACTTTAACGTTGTCGTGTATTGTGCAAGTGTGTAGAGATGTCTCATCATCGTACGCATACTTGTACACTCCTTTTGAACACTTAGTCATTTTCTTATAATAATCGCCGTCGATCTTACACGTTTTAGCGTTACCGTACTCGTTTAAACAACAGTACTCGTTAGTGCGAAACTTCGTACAGTCGCTAACTATCTTCGAAATGCTACTACATCCACATTTCACGTAGTAACTTTCCACGGCATTCAGGTACACAATGGCGTCGAACGTACAGGCATCTACAAGAGATATATCGTAATATATCATATCCTCAACCACATTCCATTCAAAAAGGGTTCGATTGCCGTCGTTAACTACGTCGGCGCACCTACCGTTCCCAAAGACAGTTAAAGTTTGCTGAGGCTTTACTACTAACGTGCCCACGTTAATAACGCACGCTAGCTCAACGTCTAACCTGTTTTCGACTTCTAGACCTACGGAAAAGAGAAGAAGCAAACAAAAGAACACAAAACCGGAAAGAAAGGAAGACATTTTAAAAACCCTAAAAACACAGAGAAAAAGGAAAAGAAAAAGAAAAACAAAGAGAAGAAAAACAAAAACACACATGGCTATGGTGCGGTCTCTCCCACCAACCCATGTGGCCCCACAACGCCCACGAAACCACCAAGCGCCGGTTAGCAGTGCGTGACCGAAAAACGGTTTGAGTACCCCAACCTGCCCCATCATCGCTTGGCCCTGCCACAACGGAACACCAAGCCGCCAGCCCAAAAGAGGTTCAAATCAAGGAAAACGAAAGTAACCTTGTGACGCACGGGTACCACAACCTCAATTAGACTGACGACACGCCAAAACACACATAAACAAAAGGGGCCACACGAAAGAATCAAAAACAAAACGACAAAACTTAAACTAAAACAAAAAGGAAAAATATTTTTGTTTTATTTGTTTTTCTGTTTTTATTGGTTTTTCAAAAAATTTTCATTTAAAATAAAGACATTTATTTACACATCCCCTTTGACGTTGGGGCAGCTCGAGACATCGTTTCACGTAAACGATAAACGGGTATTCTTTTCTCCCAACAACACGTTGGAGGAGGCCGAAAGGCGCTTACCAGTCCTCTTAGAGATCCTCATTAACGTTGAGGCAGCTCGAAAAACTCTTCTTCCAATCCCCTTTGACGTTGGGGCAGTTCGAAGCATCGTTTCACGTTTACGTCAAACGGGCATACTTTTCTCCCGACCGCACATCGGAGGAGGCCCTAAGGCGCTTGCCAGTCCTATAGAAAACCCTCGTTGACGAAGAGGTAGCTCGCAAGAAATAAAAAACACGCTTTTTACACCCTAATATTAAAAAGTGAAAGAAAAATCCCCGTTGAAGTTGGGGCAGCTCTAAATATTGTTTCACGCTAACAACAAACGGGCATTCTTTTCTCCCAGCTGAACGCTGGAGGAGGCCAATGAGCACTTGCCAGTCCTTGCAAAAACCCTCGTTTACGTTGAGGCAGTACGGATGTTTCACGATAACATCAAACGGGTATGCTTTTCTCCCAACAGGGTTGGAGGAGACCGAAAGGTCGTTACCAGTCCTTTAAACGAAGAGAAGAAAAGAGAAAGAAAAAGAAGAAAAAGAAAAAGGGCTAACTATCATTTAAATCAAAACCAAAACTTTTGGCGTTTCTCCTAATAAACAACCTTCTAAATTGCGAAAAATTAGCTGTTATACAATGAATACTAGCAAAAGCACCATAAGTATAATTAGTGGGACCATATTTACAGTGATGGTAAAAGACCAGCATATTGATGATTGTTTCATTATTGAGATACTTAACAGAATCGCAAAGACTCTGAAAGTTCTCATGGCACAGGCTCTCCTTGCTGCTGGTCAATCTACCAAGCTTAACTAAGACTTTATAAGGGTCAGGAACAAAGAAAAGTTTACTACCGTCAGAAACTAAATACTTAGAACAAAAATAGGGAACAGCTCTCTCATAAAATTTCATGTCAAAGCCGAAATGTGTCTGGATATCCCCATAAACATTGGCGAGCGGGCTTCGAGAGAAAATGAGAGAATCGTCCCCAGCAAAACAAATGCAAGGGAAATCACTGAAATCTGTACAATAACTCTGTAAGCACATATTAATTAAAGTATTACCTAACCAAGTGTTAGAAGCCCCAGAACGCCTTTGCGCTCCTATATCACCAGAGAAAGTCCTATCAGCGCTGGTAACGCAAGACTCGTACTCGCTAGCGTACCAGAGGTCCAAGACCCCCGGAGAAACGCCAAGACGAGCAAGAATCTTCTCTTCGACCTGCTTAAAAAGAGCACCCTGGGACTTGTCATACTTACTAATATCTAGCTCACTACAGAAAAAGGAATTAATGTCGCATCCGATACGATCCTCAACCTCTCTAGCAAAATCGTCCGTGTTCATACCGGTATAAAGAACAATGTTATGAGCTAAAGCGAACTTCAGCCTTTCAACGACCTGGAGAAAGATATTGCTAAAAATAGCATTGATCTTCCTCTTATGGTAAACAATGTTCTGACCGGTAGACACCTTGGAGATAATGCTTTCATCGAGTTTCGGCTTGGCATCAGACTTGACCATTATCTTAAAATTAGTTAAGCCGTCAGCAACATCAGAAGGCCTCTGCAACTCACCGACCAGGGCTCCATAGCCCGTACCGGTACGAGAGGACAACCAATCGCTAATCACCCTAAGATTAACGTTAATAGACTCAGTGTTAGCCTGCTCTAACTTAGAACTATCTATACAACGAGAAAAGAAATTATCTACAAGAATGTCACTAACTACATCACTACAACTAATGTCAACACCCCTGTCAGCGTTAAAATTCCTCGCCTCGAAAGTTAAAAGATTGGATCTTAAAGTATTTCTTTTCTTTGAACCAATCTGCGACCGTATGACCGGGACAGTTGTCGGGTCATTACGAGTAGGAGCTTTATTTTCCGATTCCCTAATAACGACATTGTCAAGGTTGGCATCGAAGTCTTCAAACTCCACACAATCTTCACGATGGAAGAATTCAAGACTCGTGCTACCGGCGACAACATCCTCAAGGAAACAGTTAATCATATGAAGATGGCTCCTACTGACTCCAGCATTGGGAGTCTTAACGGCCGCAAAACCCAGAGGCGAGGTAACATAAATGTTAGGAGCACTGCTCGTATTCTATACCACGGAGCAACTCGTCCGAAACGGTCGACATAGCCCCAATGGCCTTACCTAACTTATCATTAAGTTTCTTAGACAATGTAAAATACCTTAAACTTACAGTATGCCTACTGATGGCGACAATATGGTGACCAAGAGAGTCAAAAACAATATCATCAGCAGGCTTAGTTCGAACGACCGCAACCTTTTCAAAAGTCTTTCCCTGAGCCTCATGAACGGTCATCACAGTCACCTTCTTCCTCCTTCTTGCCAGAGATGCCGAAACTTCTTTCTTCTCCATCTGAGTATAGGTCATTATAACATCGACGTCCTCAGTTGGAACATCGTCGACGGAGAGGATGGCAGCCTTACTTAAACTACGGGCTGGGCGAGAGTTGTTCAGCTTTCTCACACCTTTCGGGTAACACTTATTCCCATCTGAATCTTTCAGCATCGAAAGGTAGCAACAAACATCTGAAGGACACCTATATGAACCGTCTATTTGCAGGGTTTTTATATTCCCAGGCTTCAAAACCTCATTCTTGCATTTGAAACCCTGCAGACGATTAATGAACGGAATCTGGTGCTCATCTCCATATAAAACGACATTTTTGCTCTTGGAAATGCAAGCGACGAATTTAAGCTGACCATAATGCATTAAAAAACATTCGTCTACTCGCAGGACACTCATGCGATGCACACTAACCCAGTTCATAACCCTCGAGTCTGCTGTTCTCGCCACCTTTTTCTTCGGCTTCTTCGTGCGACGGGCAATCTCCTTATTGATGTCTTCTGCCGACCCCGTATTTGCGGTAACAATCAAGGAAAGCTCAGGGCGCAGAAGGTATTCATCGACGAGTCTTGTAGTCTTTCCTCCACCCGGGGGGGTATTTTCAAGAGTGACACTCAACCCCTTAAAGTGCTCGTCAATATCTCCGACCTTGGAGATTTTAATCAAAGCAGCTAGCATTTTGAAGGGGATACCCTTATACATGTCCTCGCAAACGGCAAAGAATTTCCCGAAGCTGCTCGAATTTTCAAAGTCTTCTGTACTTATGAACCTCTCCTCTTCAATATCGAAGATGCAGAAAGCATGTTTTGGAGAGACTTTTCCGCCTTCAATATAAATGTAATCCTGTGATTTGCGGAAAATGTTTATACCTCTGAAAGACTTTTTGACTTCATCACTCACCTGCCCATGCTTGAAGATCCTTCCGACTTGACCGCTTAATTTTAAATACTTAGAAAAAAGATCAAAACATGTCACGGCGGTGTGCAGCATATACTCAACAGCTGCTTTGTCCTTGTACTCCTTAACTAGAGCCCTTGTGGGGCACCTACAGCCTCGCCTCATCGAAAAAACCGGGTTGCTAGTGACCGCCCAATCTTGCATGGAAGGAAGGTGCTTCTGATAAATCTCGAACGTTGAGTGATTATCACCTTCAATCAACAGGTCCTGAAAACGTTTCTCTTCCGCTTTTTCGAAACCCCCCGAAAACATACCCTCTTGAGATTTGGGAAGAGCGCCTTCTGAATCATCCGAGAACCCCTCAGAACTGCTGACCAGGTCTTCGATGGCTTTGAGATTATCTTCAAAATTTTTAGCCTTCACATCACCGGCAGCCACTCTCTTGCTATCTATAACCGCGGCGGCACGCTCCTTCTTGATCAATTCCCTTTCATCTTTTAATTTTTTCTTTAAGGGCTTCCCTCCTTGATTCCTATATGGGACTTTGCCCGAAGCCACGTTCCTCTTTAGAGAAATCTCAACCTCTTTCAAGCGTGCTCGATCATCTTCGGAGGAGCCTTCACACATGATCACCTCTTCGACTTTCTCCTCTGGCGATAAAACGATACACTCCTCCAAATCGCCCTCAGGAACGGCCTCGCAAAAACTGTCGAGAAAACTTTCAATAATTTCCTCCTCCTCATTTCCGACCGAACTATCCGCACCCACCGCCTCAACCTTAGCGCCAACAGCCTTTACAGCTTGAGAATCTTTTGAAGTGTCACCGGAAAGATTATCGAAGAAGATTTCTTCGTCTGTTTTTCCCGCAACGGTGAACATATCGGAGAGATTCTTCTTCGAAGTACGCGCGGAAATAGAAACCTCAGGTAAAACAAAATGCTTACCTTCGAGCTTATCAAATTCCTCTTCCTCCCATGAACCCTCTGAATCCGCGAAATACTCACACAAAGGCTTCGTAGCTTCACGCGCTCCCCTAAGAACTTCCGCTGCCCTGTCGTCCAAATCAGAGGAACATAGTTCCTCGACTTCGAAGCTTACCTTGGTCTTAGCAGCATCTTTCCCCTTTTTATCCTCAATTGCCGGCCCTGATACTTTCGAAGATGAAGCTAAATTTTTACCCCCTTTATGAGAATTCGAAACAAGTTTGCAAGCGGCTTTAGCATCATCGTCCACTGAAACCTTGCCCAGAACCTCTTCGGCCGGTTTTAAGACGTCCTTCAACTCTTCAAGATCCTTTAGAGAAAAACCCTCCGAAGTCTCAACCGCCTCCGCGTGCTTCTCCTTATATTTGTCATCGTTCCTCAAAATGTCTTTATCCGCCTCTGTCAATTTTTCACCTGTAACTTGATTGCTGAGCTTTGAGACGGTTTTCCACAACTCCCTAATATCTCCTACATTCGTACCACTTTCCAGGAGACTATTGAGCAACTCGGCCGAACTTATCTTAGAAGCCAAGGCATCAGAAAAAAGGCTCTTTAATTTTTCTTGTGAGTTCTTTACGCCCTTAACCTTGGCCCTCTCGACGACATTAACATAGTTTCCAACATGATCTGGTGCGTCGGTCGAAAAAAGGGAGAGTGGAGAATTGACTTTCAACTCCACTTCTTGATACTCGAGAACTCTCTCAAGAGGAGTTGATATTGCAATGAGGAAGCGGTAGTACTCTGAAGCGACAAGCCGTAGGATTCCCATATAAAATTTTCGAACGCACTTACCCGCCCACTCTAAGACACGAGAGAAAAAATACTTCAACCAACGGAAGCACCCCCAATTATCATTGCAAGCAATATTGGCTACGGCCATAGCGTCGTATCTGGAACGAACAGAATCCCGGAGAAATGTAGCAACAATAATTGGGAGCTCATTAGGGTCGATCTCAACCTTTGAATGTATAACCCTTGACCCTACAATCAAATGAGTCTTCTGAGAACGAAGACAAGAACACGCATATTCATAATTCCTCTCGTTGGTCTGGTTAGTAGTATTAACTAAATAACTCTTAACTCTAGCTACGAAGTCTATATCCATATATAGGGTCTTAAGAGCACATGAGTTGCGTACATCCACGGGAATAATAATCTTGTACATACCTGAAAGCGTAGATGTGTATCTCCTAAAATTCGTAAACATCGGTAACTCATTTCCTACTCTAACAAAGGTGAAAAGCTTATAATCTCCTCTAGCCCCATCAAACAATATATGAAAGCAAGCTCCGTGTTGCGTTACTATCTTACCGAGCCTCAAGAAACCCCGCAGGCTTTCAAGGTCATGAGTATAGCATTCACCACCCCCATTAACATAGTACTTAGCCTGCGAACCACCGAACATCGACTTCTTCCACAGCACATAGCTACCCGTGTCATTTAAATGGACTTCACCCTCGTCCTCTAGAAGCTCGACAGGTAGCATAAGGGCAATGCGCAAACGATGTATACCTCTCTCCGCCATCGAGGTTGCAATGTACTCAGGAGACATATCGTAAACATCAACTGCTATAGCATTAGAAGTCTCAAATGCACAGGACCTCATCTCTTTTTGACAAGAAGTGCAAGTTTCGATCGATTTGCGGAAAGAGAGATCGGACATCCTAGCAGGGTCTTCACACAAATTCCGTATAGAGTGCGCTTCTTGTAGCCGACGAGTGACGTCCTTACCATTCATGAAAGGATTACAAACATGGACGTCACTGTGATTGTTTGCGAGGTGATAAGCTAAACTACCGCCAATGTCGGAGACAGGTGCGCCTCGAAATGAAAAATACATTAAAGCATTAAGGCACTCTCGCATGGCATTGGCAAAGGGGTGTTCAGAAAAAGAAGAGTCAGTAAATTTTAAGCGCAGCTCGGGAAAGAGCTCCTCCAATCTTTGTTTTTGCTCGGTAGACAAAGTCGGTCGAACGTTAACTTGCGGCTTCTTATTTAGATTTTCGATTTTGTCTTCGAGCACCTCCCGAACTTGCGAATCGACGGAACCATTAAGTTCAGATGTTCCGGTAAAAGTAGCCCTATTTAAGAAGTTAGAAAGAGGTTGCGAAAACAGAGCCTCTTTAGAAAGAGCACTATCTACATCGGCTGCCGTAAGCGACGGCATCGGGGCCTATGAAGGCCGGACGCGTCCGGAAAACAAAAGAAAAAGGAGAAAGAAAGAACGAAAGGAAAAGAGGGAAAGGCCGAAAGAAAGAAGAAACAAGAAAAGGAAAAGAAAAGAAAGAAAAAAGTGAAAGAAAAAGGGAGAAAAGGAGAAAGAAAAGAAGAAAAGGAAGGGAAAGAAAAGGAAGAAAAGAGAGAGAAGAGAAAGGAGAAGCGAAAGGTGAAAAA